ATGGCTAAAGACCTAAGACAGAAAAAGTATAGGCCAAGGGTTGTCCCAGACAAAAAGAAGCCTATCTTACACAGGAAACGCAAACACAAGGACAAGACAGATGAAAAAAGGTGAAATTAACGTAGACCTGATTGATAAGATGGGTGACGACTTGACTGTGGTACGTGCTGCACGTGTGTCGTATGCATCTACATCAGACTGGGTAGGACAGGTACACTCAGGGGAATATAGACAGCTAAAGGATAAAGACATCCGTCTGATCCAATACCTAGCAGAGCATAAGCATACGTCACCATTTGGTCATTGCTTTACCAGTTTCCGTGTCGAGGCACCATTGTATGTAGCACGACAGTTAGTGAAACATAAGTTCCTACGTTGGAATGAGATCAGTCGTCGTTACGTGAACTATGAACCTGCATTCTACGAACCATACTGGCGTAGCAAACCAGAGCATTCTAAGCAGGGTTCAGGGGGTCCGATGGAAATTAGCCAAGAGGCTGAGATGATGTTCCATGCAACACTACGTAATGCTCTGACGACATATGACATGCTGATCAAAGAAGGTGCTTCACCAGAGCAAGCACGTGGGGTATTACCACAGAACATGATGACCTCATGGTACTGGTCTGGGTCGTTAGATGCATGGGCTGACATGTGCAAACTACGTTGCGCAAAAGACACACAAGCAGAAACACGCATTGTAGCCTCTGTGATCTATGGTGAAATGTTGAAGCTGTACCCTGTGTCGTGGGCAGCACTGATGGACCAAGAAGAATGACTTGGTTTCTAGTATTAGTGTGGGTTTACCAAGGCACCCCGTCAGTGGAAATTATAGATAAGTACAAGTCTATGTATGATTGCTTTTATGGTTTTGAGTTATACGAAGATCAGGTACAAGATGAAATGCAGTTAGTATGCGTAAAGGAGAAAACAAATGACTGATGCAGGAATACTTGGGGTAGAAACAGTAGAAGAACATGAAGACGGTAGTGCCACCTACAAGTTTCACATGGATGCACATTGTCGTGGGTTACTGGCAGAGGAAGGGTTGAAGCTAGTTCTTTACTGTGCAGCAGCCAACATGGACATACAGTTAGTCTATGACTTCATTGAGGACCATATTAAGTACCAGAAAGATGAACTGACAGAGTATGTGTTTGGTACTACAGACGAACCACAGAAATGTGTGTCGTGTGGGGGTCCAGCGAAGTCTGACTTCTGTGAGTTCTGTCTGAATGAGGAGTAAGGCATGATCACGATTGAGCATGAGTGGGATCAGACATCAACTATCATCATAGACCCCACAGGGAAATTAGAGGACATACAGGTTATATCAACTGACAACGGTTGGTATATCCGACAGTGGGACGAGGAACTAAATGGTTACGATCTTGTCGAGTTCTCCCATACGACATTTAAGATGTTCCTAACATCACTAAACTTGCCAGAGGGCTTATATACATTAGAGGCGAAGAAATGAAACCAGAGCAAATAGCAACACACTTGGCGGCACGTTATGGTGATCCAGAGAAATATGACGACTTGTACCAAGAGGCATGGCTACACATCCTAGAATGTCAGGAGAAGAACCTGAGTGATAAGGCTACTTACTGGTATGTCAAAGAGCGTGTGAACAACTACGCTAACTACAGGGATCGTGTGGTTACTCTGCCTGAACGTAGTGGCTCTAGGAAGCTGCTAGAGGAGATGGAGATAGAGAACGACATACAGGACTACATGGCTGTCACTAGTGACCACACAGAGGCTTACGAGTTGAAGGATGAGGTCAAACACCTCAAGAAAGTGATGGAAAAACTAGACAAAGAGGAACGAGAGGTCTTGTATGACATCTACTGGGGTGGTATGACGACAAGAGAACTAGCAGAGAAAAGAGGCTACAGTCATCAGATGTGGCACAAATATCACACAAACTTACTAAATAAGCTAAAAAGTTTACAGGAGAAAATATAAGTCCTATATACATAAGTACCCCTTTAGTAAGACAACTACAACTACAACATAAGGAAACTATAGTATGGCAGAGAGAGGACATGGGCCTTGTCCCTACACTGGTTGTGGGTCATCTGACGCTTTCAGTTACAACTCAGAAAAGATGGTAGGGAAATGCCATAGTTGTAATCGTGGTTATCCATCTAGAGATGCTATGCAGCCTTGGGCGAAGGAGAAATACCCCACGATGGAAAATGATGGATTTGATAACTTACGTTCTATGGTGTCGTCACAACCTACAGCAATGTCGCAGAAGACCTACAAGGAAATGCGTGGGATCACTGCAAAGACTATGGAAGAATTTGATGTCGTCACTGATGACTTTACGCAAGAGTACACATACCCCTCTGGTGGAAAGAAAGTGCGTATGATTGCAGACAAGAAGTTCTTTACCAAGGATGGCTTCAAGGGTGACGAGTTGTTTGGTATGAACCTGTTTCCTGCTGGGTGTAGCAAATTTGTCACAATAACAGAAGGTGAACTAGACGCTATGTCTGCATGGCAGATGCTAAAGTCTAACTGGACTACACCTGTTGTGTCGTTACCATCAGCTACCCCATCGAAGAAATTATGGGAAAACTGTAAGGAATGGTTAGACAGCTTTGAGAAGATTATTCTATCTGTCGATAACGATGAAGCAGGTAACAATGTCGCTGACCGTATGTCTAGACTGTTTCCTAACAAGGTCTACCGTGTAGATCATGGGCAGTACAAGGATGCTAACGACTTCCTACAGGCAGGTAAAGCACAGGACTACAAGTCGTCGTGGTGGAAGCCTATCAAGCACACACCAGAGAACGTCATCAATACTGCTGACCAATTCTTGAAGCTGTATGAGGACACGCCAGAGCATGTATATGTACCAACAGGTATCCAAGCACTAGACGACAAAATCTTAGGTTTGATGCAGGGACACTTTACTATGTTCAAGGCACCTACTGGTATTGGTAAGACAGAACTAATGCGGTACCTTGAATACCAGATGCTACAACGTGACATCCCTATCGCAACGTGGCACCTAGAGGAGACTAAGCTACGTTCATTGTTAGGGCTTGCGTCCTACAAGATGAACGACAACGTAACACGCCGTGACCTAATTGAGGACAAGGGGGTTGATAAAGAAGTACGTGAGGCCATCGTTGACCTTACTAAAGGGGAGAACCTTTATCAATTCTACTTGGGGGACGGACAGGGGGCCGACGAACTGTGCGATCAGATACGGTTCTTTAGTCAGGCATGTGACTGTAAGTTTGTATTCTTTGAGCCTATCCAAGATGTCATCACTGGCACTGAGGAAAGCAAAGAACAACAACTGGCAGACCTGTCCGTCCGATTGTCGAAACTGGCAGCGGAACTTAACATAGGTATCGTGTCTATCGGACACACTAACGAGAATGGAGATTTCAAGTATTGTAAGATGATTGGTCAACGTGCTAGTGTCATTGTGAACCTACACCGTGACAAAGAGTCAGATGATATAGAAGAACGCAACACAACGTATCTCAAGATTGAGAAGAACCGTCCGTCATCCGAAGAGGGTATGGCAGGTAAACTCAAGTTTAATTACGATACGTTCACACTACGAGAGGTTTTATGATATGTTGTATAGTACATTTCAGGGTCACACGGTAAGTAGTGATGGAAGGGTCTTCAATAGTGACTTAAAAGAGGTGCCTTACTTTGATAGGAATGGTTACAAAAGTGTAACCCTTAAGGGTAAGAAATACTATGTACATAGGATTGTAGCTGGACTTTTTTGTGATGGTTATCAAGAGACACTTGTTGTAGACCACATAGATGGTGATACACAAAACAACGATGCTGACAATCTGAGGTGGGTGACACTATCACAGAACTCTTTAAATAGTAAACCTAGAGAAAAACCTAAAAATATATCAGACGAGGTTGTACTTGTTATGCTAGACCTCAAGAACATACAGGGTTTGAACAATACTCAAATAGCTAATGTTACAGGGGTTGATAGACGTAACGTATCTAGAATACTAAATGGTAGGTCAAGATCAAAACTAACAGGAATAAAACGTAATGCCAGTATTTGACATAGAGACAGATGGCCTGAACGCTACAAAGATACACGTGTTATCATGGATGGGGGACGATGGAAATGTGCATCATACCCATGACTATGTAGCTATGCGTATCTTCTTTGAGGAAGCAGATATTCTCATTGGTCACAACATTATCCGCTTTGACATCCCCCAAGTGGAAAAAGTGTTAGGGGTCAAGATCAAGGCAAAGCTAGTAGACACTCTAGCCTTGTCGTGGTATCTAGACTTCTGGCGACCAAGCCACGGTCTTGCATCTTATGGTGAGGACTTCAACATACCCAAGCCTCAGATTGACGACTGGGAAAACCTTACACCAGAGGAATATGCACACCGTTGTAATGAGGACGTACTTATCAACTACGCCTTGTACAAACGACTAAACTACAAGCTAGATCAACTGTACACAAACGAAAGCGACAAGTGGCGACTGATCGACTACCTGACGTTCAAGTTACAGTGTGCAGCCGAGCAAGAGGCCCTACGATGGAAATTAGACGTACCCAAAGCACAATCCCACTTACAAGAGTGGGAAGCACTCAAGCAAGAGAAGACAGAGGCACTTGCCAATGTTATGCCGAAGGTAGTCAACTACGCTGTACGGACACGACCAAAGGTGTACCACAAACAGGACGGAAGTTTGTCTGCAAACGGTGCCAAGTGGGAACAACTCTGCAAGGACCACAAGGTCCCGACGAGTACCCAGAGCCTGAAAGTCAAGGTTGGTGAAGATCGTGCTAACCCTAGTTCTGTGTCACAGGTAAAAGAGTGGCTGTTCATGCTAGGATGGGAACCACGTACATTTAAGTTTATGAGGGAAGCAGATGGCTCCACAAGGAAACTGGAACAAATACGTAAAGACGGAGAACTCTGTGCCTCAGTACGTGAACTGGTTGAACGGGAACCTGCTATTGGTTTGCTTGATGGCCTCACTGTTCTTTCTCATCGTATTGGAGTCATCAAGGGCTTACTTGAATCAGAAAACGATGGATACGTGCAAGCTACTGTTGCAGGGCTTACTAACACCTTCCGCTTTCGTCACGCCCGACCATGTGTCAACTTGCCAAGCGTTGATCGACAGTACGGTAAAGAAATAAGGGAATGCCTGACAGCACCAGAAGGTTATGTTTTGTGCGGTGCCGATATGACATCACTAGAAGACACGACCAAGCGTCACTACATGAAACCACTAGACCCTGATTATGTCGAGGAAATGTCTAAGGACGGGTTTGACCCACACCTTGACCTTGCTAAACACGCAGGTGTCGTCACACAAGATGACATCGACAAACACAATTCAGGTGAACGTAGCCTCAAAGCACTGCGTAAGAACTACAAGGTGGTGAACTACAGTGCGACTTATGGCGTAGGTAAGCAGACCCTAGCCAGAAACACAGGTATGTCTGAGAGCGAAGCACAGACGCTCCTAGACGCATTCTGGTCACGCAACTGGTCTGTGCAGAAAGTGAGTGAAGATGCAAGGGTACGAACTGTTCTTGGCTCTGATTGGCTTTACAATCCTGTGTCTGGTTTCTGGCACTCTTTACGATCTGATAAGGATCGGTTTAGTACCTTGAACCAATCTACAGGTGTCTACTGTTTCGACAGTTGGGTAAAAGGTATCAGAGATATGGGACTACAGACTATTGGTCAGTTCCATGACGAAGTAATCGTCTTAACCAAAGAAGGAGATGAGGACAAAACAGAGAACATTATGAATATGAGCATCAACAACCTGAACGATGACCTGCGACTAAATGTACCTCTTGGGATAGATGCCCAGTTCGGTAGGACATATGCAGACATCCACTAGGAAAAAAGTTTATGCTTCTGGTTACCAAAGCCAGAAAAAAGTTACTATATATATTTACCAGTGTTAGAAAAGGAACTCGACAACATGGCACGTTATACACTAGATATGGTACTAG